AGTAGAGTACGTAAAAGCTGTAATCAAAGGATGGAAAGGCTTAAAATATTCTTACCTCGAAGAGCTTCTATTGGTGGACATTAGTAGTCTTGATCCCGATGATAACCTTGAATTTACTCACGAAAATGCTGAAACAATGATGAAGAATGCAGCTGATTTTGACTCGTGGGTTACCGAAGTAACAGGTGATCTTGAAAATTTTACGAGGACCAAGTAGAACAAGTACTTGGTCTTTTAGACAAACAGTATAGAGAAGGACAACTCCCTTTAGACACTTATTTAGAAATATGTGAACAAAAAGGGCTGGATCCCGATCCCAACGAAATGCCACCAACTATGGGAGATTTTCCTCCTGAAGTTCAGGTGGCTTTTTTATTGCACGATCTTTTACCAGATAGATGGGATGGAATGAGTGGTTCATATTTTGGAAAAGATATGGCAGCACTTGGTACATTACTTGACGTACATGAAGTAGAAGATAAAAAAAATTCAATCTTTTGGATAAAGCAAATTGAAGCCCGAAATAGTTCAGCTATAAATAAAAAATTAGATCGAAAACGAAAAGCCGCAGAAAGTAAAGCTAAAGCAGGCAAAGGTGGAATTAATTCCTCAAATATAAAAAGATAAATGGCAAGAATAAAAGGTGGAACAATTGTACTAAAAGTCGGTGACGACGGTACTTTAAAACTATACGAACAAAAAACCAAAAAAGCAAAAAAAGCCGTTGATAAACTAGGCACTTCTGCGCATACAGCCGACCGTAGACTAAAAGGAGCTGCTCAAGCTTCTTCTGGCGGTACAAAAAACTTTTCAAAAATGGCACAAGGTATCAATGGAGGACTAGTTCCTGCATATGCTACTCTTGCTGCCTCACTATTTGCTATTGGAGCTTTATTTAGAGGCTTAGAAGAAGCAGCAAATATTAAAAATCAAACAAAAGGAATGGAAATCTTTGGCGAAGCTACAGGTATTGCCATGAAAGGCATTGTAGCAGACTTAAGAAATGCAACTGGGGGTATGCTAGATTTTCGTACTGCAGCTCAACAAGCCCAAATAGCAACTGCTGCTGGATTTAACGCTGACCAAATTATATCACTTGGTAAAGGAGCACAACTCGCCTCTGTTGCATTAGGAAGAGATTTAACAGACTCTTTTAATCGACTCTTACGAGGTGTAACAAAAGCCGAACCAGAACTATTGGACGAATTAGGTATCATACTAAGAATAGACGACGCTACACGAAAGTATGCTCAAGCAAATGACTTAGTTGCTTCAAAACTTACAATTGCACAAAGAAGAGCTGCTGTATTTGAAGAAGTAAGTCGACAACTTGCAAATAATTTTGGAGACTTTGAAGACGGAGCGGAAGATGCTCTAAACTCATTCTCAAGACTACAAGTGGCTTTTTCAGATATTCTAAAAGGATTAACAGTTTTTATTGGGCCCCTCGAATATGTCGCTGAATTTCTAGCACAGAACACAGGAGCTGCAACTTTACTATTTGCTGGATTTGCTTCATCTATTATGAAATCTGCTTTTCCAGCTTTAAATAACTTACAGGCATCTTTAATATCATATAAAGCAACATCAGAAAGTGCACTAAGAGCAGAAAAAGTTAAATTTCAACAATATGCAAACATGTTTAAAAAGAATGCAGCAGATGCAAATCTTGCGGAATTAAAAAAAAGTGCTACATTTAAAAAATTCTTAAAGAAAAGAGGAATGGATGAGAAAGCGTTTAATGCAAAAAGTGTAGTTAATCAAAGACGATCAATTTCCCTTATGATAGCAAATCTTCAAAAAAGAGCAGCTGCAGGCAAGGCTATAAATGATGCGGAGTTAGCGTACTTTATTAAAACTCGAAATCAAATGGTAGGAGTACAAGCAGGCGTCGGAACAAAATTGGTAGGAATAGCAGGAGCTACAGGAGCAGGAATAGGAGCAGCAATAACGGTACCCGCACTATTAGCAAGGCTTGGTCTTGCCAAGCTTGGAGCAGCAGCTTTAGCACTTGCTCCTATCTTTGCTGGCGTAGGAGCTGTAATAAGTGGTGCGTTCACAATTTTTACAGTAGGATTTCTTGCTAAATTTTTATATGATATAGTCTTTATAACAAAAGAAGAAAAAATAGAAAGACAGAAAATACAACAAATATTAGAAACTAGTGCAGAAAAAATAAAAGAAATTAATAGAATTGGAACAAGTATGTTTGAAAAAGGTGTTGAAGGAGTAGCAGATACTGTAGAAGGTTTAAATTCAAAATTACTCGCCACTTTCAGATTAATACAAAGTATTCGAGGAGTAACAGCGGCAACAGACATAATAGAAAATAATACCTCAAAAAAAGGACTAGACAAAACAACTAGACAGGGCCTTACTGCTTTAATATTAGAACAAATAACTGCCCTTAGCACTCAAGGAGGCAATATAGACGACATAATAAATCAAATATTCACGGAGAACGAGCAGGGAGAAAATATTTTTGGCAAATATATAGGCGGAACAGGTGATAAGAAGAGTGCGGCACAGAAGCGGACGATAAATAGCTTCAAGGGGACTGTTGATGAGTCTGGAGCTATAGGGGATAAGGGCCTGGACATGCTCAGGGGCAGATTGTTTGGGGGTATGGATAAAGCAGGTGCTGCCGGACAGCCAATACTAGCATTTATAGCTGCACTTTCAGAGCAGCTTACAACATTAGCAAAACCAGGAGAAGTTATTGATGGAGTAACAACAGGAGCAAAACAAGTAAAAGATGCATTAGCAGTTATCGGAGACGGTTATAAGCCCACTTCTTTAGATACACTAACATCAAGTTTACAAAAACTAAAAAATGAGTTTAATGCTGATGATACTGCAGCTTTATTTGATGTAATTAATAAAATGTTTGGTACGAACTTTGCTGATAATACAGCTGCAGAAAGTTTTGTATCTGCAAGAACTAGTGCAGCAGAAGAAATTGTAAAACAACAAGCAAAAACTTTAAGAGATAGATCTGGCAATGATATGGAAGTAGCCTCATTCGGATCAAGAAGGGATGCTCAAGCAGAATTAAGTAAAGAAAAATTAAAAGAACTACGATATACAATTGATATAGAAGAAAAAAGTAATGCAATAAGAGAACAACAAGAATTTTTACTTCTTTCTGAAAACCAAGGAAACGAAGTTGCCGAAAGAAAATTAGTTAATTTAAAACTACAACTTGATATTTTAAGAGCACAAGACAAAGAGTATAAAAGATCAAATACAATTGCAGGTCAACTACAAGATACTTTTAAAGACGGATTAGATGATATGTTCTTAAGTATTATCGATGGGTCTGCAAGAGCAAAAGACGCCTTCAAACAATTAGCAGTCGTAATAATTCAAGAGATGCAACGAATACTGGCAGTAAGAATGGCAAGTCAAATTCTTCAAATGTTTTCTACAGCATTTAATCCTACCTCCGAGGTACCGACAAATACTCCTCAAGCAGATATATACAGAGCACCCCCAGGCACAGGAGGAGGTGCCGTACCCGGAGGACGATATGGTGGAGTATATGGAAAAGGATATAATACGGGCGGAATAGCAGATGGACCTACATCAGGATATAATGTAATTATGCATGGTAGAGAAGCAGTCGTACCTTTACCTGACGGAGATAGAATTCCAGTCCAACTATCTGGTAAAGGAATGGGTCCAACAAATACTACTATTAATGTAGTTGTAAATAATGAAGGGGAGGCAGAGGCTACCACAGAAGAGTCCACAGCATTTGCAGAAACAGTTCAATTATCTGTATTACAAACAATCGCAGAACAACAAAGACCCGGCGGATTACTGAATCCTGGAGGATAAAAGAATATGGCAATAGGATTTAATACAACATCAGATCACGGAAGCAGACAAATTGTTCCCGATAAAGGTCTTTCGTCTACAGAAACTCCAAAAGTTTTTCTAGCATCTTTTGGAGACGGGTATGAGCAACGAATCACAAATGGAATTAATGCATTAGAACAAAATTTTTCTTTAAGTTTTAAAACTAGAACAAAAGAAGAAATAGATGATATAATTGCTTTTTTTGTTGCTAAAAAAGGTGTGACTGCTTTTGATTATGTTGTTTCAGATAGTAATGCAGGAGGCTCTGAAACAACTTATAAAGTTGTATGTAGTAATTGGGTAAAATCCTATGCTTATGATAACTTCTACAGTGCCACAGCAAAATTTCGAAGAGTGTATGAAGCATGACGGATCTTATTGTCAAAGACGTACAAAAGCAAGATCCTGGCTCAGCGCTTGTCGAACTTTTTGAACTTGTACTAGATAGTAGTAATACTGTATACTTTCATTCTGGAGTAGAAGAAGATTTATCAACTGTGCAATTCAGAGAAGAAGGTGGAACAATACGTACTTACACAGCTCTTCCAATACAAGCAAAAGGATTTAAATCAGATCCTGCATCAACATCTGCACGCCCTACTATTAGTTTTGCTAATATTTTAAGCACTTTTAAAACCTCCATTTCAGATTATGATTCTTTACTAGGAGCAACATTAGTAAGAAGAACAACTTTACAAAAATATTTAGTAGGAGAGAGTGGCGATAGTACTCCCCCTGTAGAGTTTCCAAAGCAAGTATATCTATTTGATAGAATATCAGCACATACTAAAACAGCAATAACTTTTGAGTGTGCTACTCCCTATGACCTTCAAGGTATAACTCTACCCAGACGACAAGTTATAGCAAATGCATGCCCTTGGTTATATCAAGGAGCGGATTATACATTAAATGAATATGAAAAAATAGGTGCGTGTACTTGGAACAGAGAAAGCAAATATAAAGCTGCCTATAAGATAGCATTGACTGGCGCAACCGAATACTTATCTATTGTAAATTTAGACGACGAGTATATTGTTCCAGCAACAGGAGAAACAGGAGCAGTAAGTTTTTCTTCTACTGTAAGTAGTATAACAGCAAATAATTATTATACTACAAATACTACTTTAGGTGGAAATGTTAGACGACTAAAAAAAGATGGAAGTATTGATACAAGTGTAGACGGAAATACAGTTCCAAACTATTGGCAAGCAGTTACATCTTCAGCAACTCCTGGAACTTTAACAGATGGAAATGTACTAGTAAATAGGATAAGAATATGGGACACTTATAGTGCCTCAACAACTTATTATGCCTATACAGACGATAGATACAATGACTTTGTTAGACATGCTTCCGGTGGATTAACAAAACTCTGGAAAGCAAAGAAAACATCTGTAGGTCAAACTCCAGAATTTGGAGAATATTGGGAGCCAGGAGATGTTTGTTCAAAAACACTTACAGGTTGTAAAATGAGATACGGATTTGATCCTATCTCTGTTGGAACAGCTAGTTCAACAGGTAAAGGAAAACCTAGCACAGAGGTAGTACTACCTTTTGGAGGATTCCCAGGTTCTAGAAAATTCTCTTAATGAAATTTTTAGCCGAGATGTATAAGGCAGCAAAAGAATCTGCCCCCAGGGAAATGTGCGGACTTGTAGTTCGACAAAATGACACAGAAAAATGGATTTTGTGTGAAAATATTTCCGAAGATAAAGATGATTTTGAAATTGACCCAAAGGTTTTCGTTCAATATCAACTTACTTCAAAAATATTATATGTAGTGCATAGTCATTACGACCAAAAAAATTTAAAAGCAAGCATTTATGATGAAAATAATTGTAATGCAGTGAATATACCGTACTTAATAGTCGGATATCCACAAAAGAAATATATAACAATAGAGCCAAAATGACAAGAACAATATACTTACATGGAAAAATGGGAGAACTCTTCGGAGAGGTCTGGAATCTTAATGCAGCAACTGTAGCCGAGTGCATGAATGGCATAGATTGTCAAAGAGAAGGAAAACTAAA